GCATCTTATACAGAAGCGAGCGATCCGGTAGTTAACGTTGCAGCATTAAGCACCAACGTAAACCTTTACGGCAACGCAACAGATTCAGCAGACGCGAGTCCCGTATTTACGTATCAGTGGTCTATTTTGTCGCAGACGCATCAGTCTCCACAAGTTTCGTTTGCAAGCAGCACAGCACAAAACCCGGTTATTCAAGCCGTTAATTCGTGGGGTAACATTCGTTGTTTTTTGGTAGTAACAAATCAGAACAGCGGCGCAACATCTGAGACAGATCCGTTACGCGCACCCGATTCCGCATTTACTACCGTCCGCGTTAAGTCAACATCGGCAGTGATTCAGAAGATTGCAGCAGGCGAACGTAATTGGCACAACGACGCGGACGCATGGGCGCAAGCAATCGAAAATCTTGCAGCAGGCAACCAAGGACTACCCGACCACACCATTACGCAACACACAGACGTTATAGACGCCACAGGAGCGGATTTAGAGGCGTTGAGTAGTGGTGGGTATGCCAATGACCCCGATAACGCAGCCAACCCGTTACACAAGCATTCTGGTACGCATATCGACGCAGCCACAAACGGGGTACGAGGTACGGTCACAATAGAATCCGCAGCAGGACCGGCGAAGGCGATCAACATCGAAAGATTGGTACTTACTGCATCGGTAATGTGGACTCGACTAGACAATGGTCAAATCATACCTATGATTGCACCGATTACTTTAGAAAACGATGCCGCAGTACCTTCCAGCGCAAACCTAGCTACGTGGAAATTAGAACAAAACGTAAAGGTTCAAGAGTTGCATATCACGTTAGCCGATGGCGGGACCAACGCACCAGTCGATCACGGTGGTCAATACGTCTTTGATCTTGTGGCAGGTACTTCCGCCGACTTCGTAGCAAACACTATGGCAAGATTGAATGTGAACGTTACAGGAGCGCCAGCGGTAGCGCATCAGCCATTGTTCCTAACAAAAAACGGGATAAACGTAGGGTTAGGTGACAAACTGTTAGGTCTTGTCTGTATTGCAGGACCAACAAAGACACGTGATGTTATGGGATCAAACCTAACAGCCACGGTCGTTTTAACACGAGAGGCGGCATAACGTGAAAACACGAGTATCAACCGAACATTCAATTAGTAACAGAAGCGCACCAATTGCCCACGGTGTAATGCGTTTTGACTTAGATACGACAACGCTTTCGGGGGTCACAAACACGTCTCAAATTATTAAACTTTCAGACGTTGCCGCAGGTACTCACGTTATTGTTGAGGACGTTTGGATGGAAGTGACTACGGCTTTTACTAGCGGTACTACTTTCGGCGTGGGGGACGGGCTACACGATAACTCTTTTTTAAGAGCAACAGACGTAGCCTCGACGGGATTGAAAAGCGGACAAACCACAAAGGGTGTACTGCTTACCAACAATTCCACAGCGGTAATCACGTCTAAATTGACTTTACGAGTATCGTCCACAACGGCATTGTCGCAACAGAGTGCAGGCAGCGCGTCTCTGTATGTCGCGTTTAAAGAGATATTTTCCGATTGTCAAGCGTCAGATATTGCATCTACAAGCTCAGAATCCGCACTAGGAGACGGTACGATCCCGACTTTCGGCGGTGGGGGTCTGCAACTCGCAGGAACATCAGGTCAGATACAATACAATGACGGCAACGGACAACTTGCAGCGTATTCCGCAACAGCCGCTAGGACACAGCTAGGACTAGAAGTAGCTACCGCTGATAGTTCTTCTGCCGGGGGTAAGGTACTTAAAGTAAGCAGTGGCGGGGTTTCTTCGGGGTCACTTCTATCTATAGATTCCAGCGGAGAGATTGTAGCCGGGTCTTCTGTATCCGTAGCCGGGTCTTCGGGAGATGTTCAGACTAACAACGGCAGCGGCGGATTAGGCAGTATTGCTATCGCGACAAGTCCAAGCGCAGCAGCCGGGGGTAAATTAGTTAAAGTAAGCAGCGGCGGCGTTGCTTCCGGTTCTTTGCTTTCGCTTGATTCCAGCGGAGAGATTGTAGCCGGGTCTTTGCCTACGCAATCCATAACGCAAGACACGTATCCTTTTGGTGCTGTTGAGGTTTTGAGTACAGGCGTTGTTACTTCTGTTAAAAGCAACACGCACGAGACAAACAACATTGCATTGACCTCATCTGGCTCATATGCTCTAAGCGCGTATCAAGCCTTACCTACACGCTCAAACAGTTATGACACGAATCCTTTTTACTCACATTACGTAGTTACTAATGCAGAACCTATTGTAAGTGGGATCAGTGCTGTAAAGTACCCCGATCCTAATGGCTATGCTGAAGGCACGACCTTTACCGTAAGTTTCGCACATTGTAACGATCAATTTAGTAACGGGGCTGCGGTTGCCGAGCCTCCAAACCCCTTTTACGACAGAAACGACAGCACGAGCACAAGCTATAACCTGCTAAACGTAAAACAAATGTTAGGTTTAGTGCCCGATAGCGGTTCCTTTACGGGCAATCCTTTTATCTGTGCAGATACAGATCATGCTTTTTATTACAGCGGATCGGGCACTAACGGTTACAACACGACTTACGGCTTTGCAGAGTATTCTAACGAGTGTCCGCTATTTTTGCTATCCCCAGGGGGGTCCGTAACTTTGAGTGTAGTGACTGCTAAAGACGCAAGTAACGCAAGCAAAAAAACGTGGCAAATTATTGCTCACTATGACCGTTACCCTCAATACGTATTGAAGACAGGCACAATGCCATACTCAAATTAAAGGGGTAGGAGATTAAAGTATGCGGGGCTTTGGAGAACCATCAGAACAGCGAGAGGGTAGAGTGTTTGGAGACTTGAACACTACCCGTCCGTATGCGTGGGGGTTTGGTGATCCCAGTACGGGAGTGGACTACGCAGCACAGCCCGACGCAGGCTTTGGCGACATCGTACCCGACGCCCTTTTGCATTCGTTGCATATGCCTACAAGCGACTTGCCCGACGACGGCGGAATAATCGTAACTATCCTTGGCGAGTTTCCCGCATTAGGTAAGCAAAAAAACGTAACAGCCGCCGGTCCTTTTCGCGTTCAGCTTTTAGATGTTCACACGGGCGAGAGATACCCGAAGGACATGCCAGGATGCCATTCGGGGCTAATAGGCAAAGGTAGTAATTGTAGTACCGATCTCAGGCATTCCGAATTGCGCTTTGTTTTACCCCCATTGCCTTTAAGCGAATACACGGTAGAAATTCGATACGGGAACAATTTTGAGACAAGAATCGAATTTTTCAATGCCTTTAGAATTGTACACCGAACACGGGAAAGCGAAACATACAGCGGCAGATCGCATTTATCCGTTGTCTTTAACACGGGCGCAAGGTTGCCGCAGATGGAAAAGATAAGGGGCTAAAGTGGCGATAACGATTACATGGCTATCCCCTAAAACGTGCCAAGCTGTGTTCAGCGGCACTATTCCGACGCAGGCGCAGCTATCGCAGACTACTAATTTCAGCGTAGAGGCGGAAAGCGGCGTCTCTGTGACGATTTACAAGAGTATACCAACGTCAGGGGTAGGTACGACTGTTCTAAGCGTAGGACCGTCCGTATTGCCGGGACAAACGTATATCGTCAAATTTGCAAACGAAGTTGCGATCACTACTGTACCCGCAAACATTACACCCGTTGTATCTTCGGAATGGTCCCACAAGATGTTAGATGCGTTGACAGAATGCTTCGGGGAAGCGGTACAAAGATTTTCAGGCAAACCGCAAACACTTGTTGTTTCTAATTTTAAAAACAGTGATACCGCTATTTTTGTAGAAACGACAATCGGGTTTCCTAATAAGGGCAGGCTTTTCATCGACGGTAAAACGTACACGTACACGTCAAAGGACGCGATGTCGTTTAAAGGTGTTTCCGGCTTAAATTTTTACAACACGGGACTATCCCCTCAAACACTGGTTACTTGTGATGTTAACGCCATTTTCCCAAGTTGAAACCGCATTTCGAGATACCCTTATCACGAAGGCTCAAGGGGTTGCTTTAGACACGTTAGGCAGAATGTACGGGTTTCCTCGTTTGGGGATTTTTGAGCGTAAATACTACCGGCGTGCATTACAAGAAATTGCCTTTGGCAGAAGAGGTACGTACCCTACTTTTTTTCGTGCGTTAGAGCACCTTTTTGATCAGTACAGCGAGCGCAGAGGTATTATCAATGTGACGTTAGATCCCGCATATCCCAATTCACTGGTTTATCGCGAAGGGGGCGCACCTACTTTTGACTGTGCGTCTGTTCAAAGATTCGTACGCATCGTATCCCCTACTTTCGGCAGCAAAATATATTACTCGCAAGGCATCGAAAACGGACGCTTAAAACTAAATCCAATAGAGACACCGAGCGTTGCGGGTGCCGATTGGTCTACGCTTGCATCAAGCGAACAAGCTACCGCTAAGATGTTGGGGTTTATGCTGCATGAACGGCACCCTGGACCCCCTTCAGTGGACGGGGCAGACATTAACGACAACCCGTGGCACCCTTTATCTTATTTAGAAGAGAAAACATGTACTATAGACCTTTCTATAGACAGTTTCCTTTGGTCTACTCCTGCTACATATATGCAAGAAGACGGCAGCATAGACAGAACCTTAGTGGCTCCAAACCAACCCTACGGAGGGCACTTAATGAGCCTGTACGACGCGGCAAATCGTGTTGTTATCGAGTACACAGGTTCCGGGGTTGCGTCTGAGACACATTTAGAATCAGGGGACCAAGATTCCGGTCCCTATCCCATTTATCTAGATGCAGAAGGTAAGATTGCAGGTGCCTTTATCGATGCGTTGGACGGGTTATTAGCCGCAGGTGTCCATTTAAACGCAGAAATAAAAGATTGGTGCGAGAACTTTGGAAGCGTTGTTTTTAACCCGTTTGACGGCAATTTCGATTTAGGCAACGGCGAACAAGCATTGCCTCCTAATTGGGATTTTAACGCACACGGCGTGCCTCGTTCTTTCCCAAATCGAGCAATAGAAGCCGCAGAACACGTTAACGAATTTTTCATATTAGAAGATGCTCAAAGCAATCGTTTCTACCTTGAAGAAAAGGCAAATTTGAGTCTTAGCAACACGGGTAAAGTGATTTTAGACAGTGATACGTATTATCATTTGATCACACTTGTCAGCGGGTCACAAGTTGCAGTCACTTTAGATAATGCGGACGATGTTTTAGAAATAGACAAATTAGGCAGAATCACAGATACCCAAGGCAATGTTCTATGTACTGTTCCTATGGCTACTTTTGTAGACGGTAACGGCAAAGATTCTTCCGATCATTTAGGTACTGTATCAGGCACCAGCTTACGAACACAAACATCGGGAAGCGGCACGCCCGTTATACAGGAACCCGGCGCAACTAGATCGGATAACGATGCGTCTACACCTGCTACAATCACGCGATTATTGCCTAGAAACCTCGATTTCTTTGAAAAAGGGGTCGCGGGTTATTTTCAATTACGAAACGCAGCAGGTACATATTTTTGGTCACAAGACGTGAACGTTGCTTTAGACGGCAGTAGAAACCTCACCACGGCGGCAGGAATACCCTTTTACCCAACGATTACGGTACCGGCAAACGTCGATGCCTTAGTAATTAAAGAGGATGCCAAGGTGTATGCAGACAGCGGACAAGGCGAAACGCTTTTAGGAACATTGAATGTTGGTATTTTTCCGAATCCACGGGGTTTAAGCACAACAGACAACGATCATGTATTTCTTGAAAGTACATCTAGCCTGCAACCTATTGAGCACCGTAGAAGCGGGGCAGCTACGGTTGGTGCGGGATTCGCCACAGCCACTAGGGGTAGGCTCAGAATCAATGCTAGAATGGGTGAAGGTCTAGTTTTATTGAACGGTCAAAACAACCGTTTACAGGTGGTTCCCAAATGAGTTTCGAGTCTAGGTGGAATTTAAGACAAGTCGAATCCGGCATCCTCGAAGGGGAAGCGTTAGGAGAGATCATTCGTCGAGGTGCCTTGGCTATACAAGAAGAACACGGACTTGCAACAGATGGTCTTTGTGGTCCTGCTACTTTAGAAGCAATACAGCCCGAACCAAAAGTAATCCCTGGACGCCTTGAAGTACCTAGAAACAATCGCGCAGACATTGCCCGTGTGTACGGTACCTTCGACTACGAAGAGAGCGAGAAACAGCGCGGGGCGATCATCATTGATCGAGATTGGGTACGCGAGAACATTGTTAAAGTTGTTTTCCATACCGGCAAGCATACATGGTGCCACAAGGGTATTGCCGAAGAATTAAAAACCACGTTTGAAAAAGCGTGCAAGGCTTCCGGCTATACCCCAAAAAGCGCGTGGTCATGGGTTGCCCGTCACCAGCGGTGGGATCCTAATCGTCCTTTAAGTTTACATAGTTGGGGCGTTTGTATAGATTTCGATCCTAAACTTAACGGTGTCGGTCCTGTAGAGCAGTCTAAACTGTATCAGCACCCCGAGTTTGTAGAAGTCTTTGAAGATAATGGATTTTCGTGGGGGGGCAGGTGGTCTAAGTACCCAGATGCCATGCACTTTCAGCGAACAAAGTAAAGAAAAGAAAAGTAAAGGTGATGAGAGATGGACGTAGCGAGCCTAAAAGTCGGGATAACTGCAATGATTTCAGCCGGGGTCATGTTGGTCGGTGGCGTGAGTTATATCAGCAAGGTCGATGCGAAAGCAGATCAGGCGGTGAAGGAAGCGACAGAGGCAAACGTCTCCATCAAAGAGATGCAGCGCGATCTGGTAAAGCAACGAGTCTTAATCGCGGAAATTCAAAGCGACTCAAAAGCTATTTTACGGCTTGTTTCCTTACAATCGGGCTCATCTTCCCAGTAACTTTGGGGGTTTCGCAAGAGAAAATAACACCCACCAAAGAGTTAAAAACTTTAAGAAACCAGATAAAGATGATACGTAAGTTGTTGAAAGACAAGGAGAAACTGAAAAATGGACATAAACCCAATGTTGTTAAAAAACGCATGTCTTTGTGCTCTGGCTGTGTACGGAATCATGGAAGCTATCAAACCGCTTGTATGGAAGTGGAACAACACGAGTTGGCAAAGAACCGGTGTACGCCTAATTAGTCTTCTTGTTGGTTCCGGTTTCGGTGCGTTGTTGCAGATGGACGCAGAGGGCGCATTGGTCGGATTGGCGGGAGCCGCGATGTCGTCTACCTTAGTTGGTTTGATCCGAAAGAAGGTAGCGGAGTAATGACGTGGGTCGGGGTTTGGGCTTTCCTAAAAGAAGTACCTTCAAAGGTATGGTTAGGTGTGGCTTGGGCTCTTTGTATCCTTGGTTGGTGGTTGACGCGATCTGAGTTAGCTAAAGAAAAAGCTAAGATCATACGTTTAGAACATCGGGCAAAAAACGAAGTTATCCGAAAAGAGGCAATCGTCAGGCTACAAGAACGCAAGGCGCGAATCCAAGAAGAGTTAACGCGAGTTGAGAAAAAAGTAGATAAGAGAGAGACCCAGATCCACGATTTAAATGCGTCCGATCTGGCTAGGGAATTGAACGATGAATTTACTGATTCTTAGTCTTGTATTAAACAGCACAGCAGCGTGTTCCGAGATAACCCCACTACCGCAAGGCAGACGCGCACCCTGTAACGGTATTCTTTGGACATTTAGCGCAAGCAAAAAAGCACTGGCATGTAGGCAGGTAGAGATACCTAGACTAAAAGCAAAGAATGCCGCACTACAAGGCACCCTGCACGCAGAGGCAAAGTCTTGTACTTCACAGATTACAGCATTAGATGCTCAAGTATTGACGTACCACGCAGAGATTCAAGAGTTGAAAAAACCAACTCCCTGGTACCAGTCCTCCTATTTTTGGGCTCCTGTCGGGTTAGTGGCAGGGCTTTCTATTGGTATTAGCATCGGGGGGTTTTAATGAGGTGTCCAGAATGTTTAAACGCACGTACAAAAGTATTAGATACTAGAATAAGCAGAGACTCTAACGAAAAACACAACGCTATCCTAAGACGAGGCGGCGAAGTGTGGGCATGGTGGGAGCCCGAAGGGTTTCGTGTACGTAAGCGTCAATGTGGAGCTTGTAAGCACAGTTTTTTTAGCATTGAGGTAGGTATCGAGGACTTGAACCAGGCAATTGACGATCTACGACAAGTTAATGAGATTCAACGCAAGCGGGTTATCGATTTAGAACGCCATAATGACGAGATGCGTCAAATAATAAGTAGAGTAAAGTCATGACTACGCGCCCCATGGAGAAGCAATTAAAAATCCCCAGTATCCCCCCTGGAACTAAGCGCGGACCCATGGGGTTGCCTATCTCCTACAGTTGTAAAGACTACGTATTGCCTGAAAAACCCACCCGTAGAGTATCCCCCAAGCGGCAGGGGTAAGATATATCGGGTAAGGTGATACACTGTATCCCGATGAGTGATATAAACCTACACGATAGGACATACCTGGAAAGCGTTGTAGAGCGCGAGGGGTCTGTCACCGCAGCCAGCCGCGAGCTTGGTATACCCAGAACCACCCTCCGTCGTCGCTTAGGGCTTTTCGATGACACGGAAGACCGTGTTAGAGTAGAATCCCCCGACAAAATAGAAGACACTCGGAAAGGCGATCACCGGACCTTGTCCTCAAAGGGACAAGTCCGCAGTGCAGAAGAATTACTGCAATCAGCCGGGGTTGACCTAAACGAGTGGTTGATCGAAAAACAAGTTGTCAATTCTTGGGATGCAATGGCGAGACAAGAGGACGGTACTACCGCACCTAAAACCATGTACCAAGTTAAGGTATGGCTTGCGCGTAGGTTTAATTTCGATATTAAGCCTCCTAAGTTTCGGTTCAGAGGCGAAAGACGCCCGTCTAAGGCGGTTAAGTCTAGTGAGACGGTTCTATGTATACCTGATGCTCAATTCGGCTTTAGAAGGCTACAGGACGGCAGCTTAGAGCCCTTTCATGATGAACAAGCACTTAGTTTGTCACTAAAGGTTGCCGAAGAGATAGATCCCGGCATCGTGGTTATCATGGGCGACTTCTTAGACTTCCCAGAATTGTCGCGTTTTCAGACTGAGCCAGATACTCGGCAGTTAATTCAGCCTACACTCGATGCGCTTAGTGACTATCTCCACAAGTTAGTTGAATCTGTGTCACCGGGTACTTCGATCTACTGGTTAGAAGGTAATCACGAGATGCGTTTGCGTAACGCTTTGTTAGACCTTCACGCGGGAGCATTGGCTGATGTCCGACCAGCTAACGAGGACGGTCCCCCACAAATGTCCGTTGAACGTCTACTGCATCTAAAGGAATTAGGCATAGAATACGTTGCGCCTTACGGTACTCCTTTATGGTTATGGGACGTTATGTTGCACCATGGCTACGTTGTTCGAGGCGGGGGTGGTAAAACAATGTCTTCAATTTTAGCGAGCACCACACATCATCATGTTGTCGGGCATATCCATCGTAGAGAGTTAGCGTCAAGATCTATCGTGACCCAAGAAGGACGTAAAGAAATACACGCAATGTCCCCTGGATGTTTAGCGTCATTAAAGCGAGGCGGGGTGCCTGCGGGGAGAGGTCGTCCGGGGGTTGACTGGCAACACGGTTTAGGTGTAATATACAGGTGTGATAACATAACACACTTCCATTGCATACCCGTGTTAGACGGTGTGTGCGTGGTAAACGGAAAGGTAATTTCGGCATAATGGATCTACACACCTTAATTCGCACCGAAGGTATTCAGAAAATTGCAGATGTCTTAGGCGTAACAGAACGTTGTTTAGTTGACCTCAGACGCGGCGAACATCCTTTAACTGTAGACGATTTCTACACGCTTGGACGTAAGTACAAAGACTTCGATGTTTTGGGTACTATTTCACGCATTGGGTCAAAGCGTAAAAGCGTAGGCAAAGAGTCACACGCTCGCAGCTTTAAGATAAAAAACGGACAACGTTGGGTAGAAGGTCCGTCAAGACTATCCGCTAAACTACCCAACTGTACCTAGACAATCCCTATGATGCCTTTGATCCGACACCCGTACATACGGGAATCGCTTGTACGATAGAAGCCTATACCTATTTCTTTAAGCCGTCGCCCAAACTTATGCTTACTCATGGCACGATGACCCGTGGCACTGCACCACGTTTTGTAACTTTCATACAGTTGTGTAGGGTTAGACCACGAATCTTTGTCTTCTTCTGCCAAAACTTCCGCACACTCTTTGACCCAACAAGAGACTTGATCCGCTTGCGTCTGCCAATTCTGTACGGCGTCTTGACTAGATGCGGTTTCGGAATACCGTCCCCTACGTAAAGCCTCAATGCCTCGTTTCACGCATCGACGTGTAATCTTGTCTATCTCGCTTTTGAGCTTTTCAGCACGATACGGATCCCGTTGAGAAACAGAGAAGGCACGATTGAAAGAAAGAATACACCATCGACGCCAAAACCCCTGGCTAGAGTCTGACACCGAAGGGAGAAAGTTAGCCGCAAATAGCTGTAACGCAGTAGGACGAAAAGCATAAGGCGCTTCCCTAATCTTTCGGGCGGTTTGAATGTCCCCTGAAATTGTAGCCTTGACCGCAGACCCTACAAGAATGTCGCTTTCGGGCATCTCGTTACACACGTTGAGCCGTGCGCCAGCCAAAAAGTCTCTGTTGTATTCGTTTTCCATGTTTTGAGGGGCTAACGCGGTAGTTTTAGCGCCTGCCCATTTAAATATGTGTTCGATGACTTCAAGCACTGTAGACTTGCCGTTAGCACCTCCACCTAGCAGCACTAAAGCCCTTTGTAGCTTCGTAGCAGCACCTAGCAAGCCTACACCTACAAACTCTTCTAAAAGCTGTATTTTCGCGTCCGCATCTTGATCCCCTGCAAAAATATCGCGCAAGGTTTCGTCCCAAAGTACGGGTGTCTGATCGGATCCCCCACCCCAAACCATCGGCACACTTGTCAACGCACGATTATCAGGGTGATTAGGTACCAACTCCAAAGTACGTGCATTTAAAAAACCGTCTTCAAACGCCAACCCTATGGACGCATCATTAAAGAAACCTTCGTTCCAATGGTTACGGCGTATGATGTTCAAGATAGCATCATACAAACGATTGCCTACTTTCACGACACCAAACCGGATAGACCCGTCTGCATTACGTCCCGCAATGAACCGGGCACCGTCAAAATTACGTAACACCTGAGACAAAGGGAACTCTGAAGTCTCAATCCACCGAATCCCGTCAAAAGACCACATGCGATTGCGATCAAAAAGCAATGTGCCTTGACCTAGCGTATCCCATGCCTGAACTACAGCGTCCGCAATACACTGTTCCGATCCATGCCCTAACGCTTCTACGATGTCGAATTCTATATCTTCGCCCGTTGTTTCATCTGTAACCTGAGAAGCGGCAGCGGGGGCATACTCGGACACGCTAGACGCTATTCTCTCTACTTCGTCGCTCGACAAAGGAGGGGAAACGCGCTGTTCGTTTACCTGAGTCAATTCCGCTATAATACCGTCTCGCTCCATACCCCCACGACGTAACTGTCCCGCGTAACTTGTAAGTATGTTGTTTCTATCCCCGGAGCCTATAGCGTCGGGCAATTGGAACCTTGGCTGCATAGCCATATCGGTAACAGTAGACGCCAGACGAAACCCCGCCAGTGTATCAGTAACCCGTCGCGTGGGGATTGGTAACATGTCTTCGAGTAACGCGGGATGGTTTTGTTCAGTACCGTCGCGCACAACCTTGGGCAACCTAAACAGGCGCGTTGTGTCTTTCAATTCGTCAGGGTCAAAACCCCCGTCTCTTAACATCGAAAGACAAGCAGTCACAAAATCTCTATGATCGTTAGGTTCTTGCGGAGCATCGTAAGGCACCACAAGACGACCTCCGCCGCGTGTACAGTACATACCAACGTCTACTTTTAATCGCGACGACAGGTGCATTTGAGCCTCGTACATAAGATCCGTAAAAGTATCTTTACGATCACCCGATCCCGCGTGAGCTTCTTTGTCGTCGAGGTCAAAAACAGCGCAAGCGAACCCCGGTTTGATCTCGCTAATCTGTCCCTTTTTTAAACGTACAGGATGGTCATAGCATACAAAATGTGCGTCGGACTCCCACGTTCGATCAAGGGCAACGTCTAAAGGCAGTACAGTACCCCCCGCGCCCGACTTCACAAACTTCGAGGACAATACAAGGACATTAAGCATTTGTGTCCGTCTCCCACGTCTTTGCGGTTACAACACCTCGGGTAATATCCTCGATCTGTGCCAAGTGTTTTCCGCTTGGGTAAGATTTAGACTTACGCCAAAACCAAACCGCTTGATAGGATACACCTAGTCTTTCCGCAAAATCAGTGGTACTAATATCCTGAGCTTTGAGCCACGTGTGTAGGTTCATGTCTGTCCTTTCATACAATTAAGCACGTTTCAGCACTATGGATCGTAACCTTGGTTTTTTCAAGCAATACTTAAAAAAAGTACCTCGGCGTTTGTTCCTTGAGTTTACGCCTTAGCTGTGTTAAAAACGGCTAAAGTGTACTTTGTGGAAGGCATAACATGGACACCTTACCTTGGTTGAACGACGCTATTTCTTTATACAAGAAAGGCACCTTTACAGGATCAAAGACCGAAGATGTTTTTTGGAAAACTATCGGAGAAGTAGAACGAAAAACAGAGTGTGATCCTGTTCGTAAAGTTGCCTTTCTCAATGGAGACAATGAGTACGAGAAAGACATGCTGGTTGTCAGTTTTTCCTACTTTTCAATTGCCGTTTTAGGTATTCAAAAAGCAATCGAATCTCCCACAAAACACATCGTGATTATCGGACAAGAAGAAGATGTTAAAGCGGAACATTTACACCCTAGCGTCCTTCTGTTAGAGCCGCTTTATAGGTTCTTAGAAGAGATCTGTATGTACAGCAAAGTGTTCGATGATAACTTTAGGAAACAATTAGATGTATAACGTCAAACACGTGTCTCCTAGCCAGATCAAAACGTGGCGCACCTGCCAACGTAAATGGTATTTGGAGAAGGTTAAAGGACACAGGCAAGCAAGCACCCCCGCGCAACAATTAGGAACAGACGTACACGAGTTACTTGAACATTACGTAGAGTACGGAAAACTATTACCTGATAATTTTGCGGGACAAATTGCCAAAGCCGCTTTGCCGATGGTTAACCCCGACGCAAAATGTGAGCATCAATTCACACTTAACTTGGTAGGGGATATTGTTGCTACAGGACGCATCGACTTTACAAACGTTGGTGTAATTGAAGATCTCAAAACAACATCGTCGATGCGGTACGCCAAAACTTCTGAAGAATTAAAGACAGACCCGCAGGCAGTTATGTACCTTTGGGCAGCACAAAAGGACGATGCGCTTGCGTTCTTTGGTCCCATACATAAATTTAGCCATTTAATCGTGGAGACTAAAGCACCACACGCGATTCGGCGCGTAGATTGTACGCTAACAACAGACGAAATAGAACAGGGAATTGAAGACATAAAAAAGGATGCTGTAGCAATGAAAATTGCAGCCGACACACCCTTTGAAGATATTGGATTTAACTTAGACGCATGTAGAATGTACGGAGGATGTCACCTGCATTCAATTTGTTATCATGACGGTGTTTTTGAAACGCCAAAAGGAAAGGACAACGAAGTGAGTAGTTTATTAGAACGACTTAGAGCAGAGAAGAAGGCACAAAGCGAAGGTAAGGCAAGCTATGTACCCAAAGGACCAGCAGCGCCGGAACCTGAGCCTATGCCCGAAGAGACAAAACCAGGGGCTATAAACCCAAGTGATGGCATTGATTTAGAATTTGCCTTACCTATCCCCGATGGTGGCTTGAAAAAAGGTAAGACACAGGTACCTGATTGGTGCGTACACGCAGGATCAACGATACCTAGTCTCAAGAAAGCACAAGCCGTTGAGGTTTGGGACGCGCTAAAAGCCACAATCTACGCGAACCCCGCAGGACTAGACGTAAAGAGTATGTATAGCCTACTTGATTGGACACACACCGGCAAAATGGCGACGGAAGTAAAGAACCAAGTCAAGGCGTTGATCGAAGCTATACCTAACGACTTTAGTCCCGCACGAGTAGAGGCACCCGTAGCGGTAGCAGCACCGGAACCTGTAGCAGCACCGGAACCTGTAGCAGCACCGGAACCTGTAGCAGTAGCAGCACCGGGTAAAAAAGGTTGGCTATTTATAGGATGTAGACCG